GCGATCCGAAGCCATGAACGACGGCTCGCGTGCTTTCATCACACGCCGCATGCCTTCGCGACCCACAACAATTGCATAGCCGCTCTGTGCCTGTGTTGTTTGCAGGTCGCTGGGATTTAAGCCCGCATAAATTGCAAGACCATGCGCATACGTTCGCAAGGCCTCTGCTGCGCTGCGCGGCTCCATTGACGGCTGCATTGCACCGATAGAACCCGTACCAGGACCTGCAGAACGGAATTTCAAAATGGATTTTCGATCAATGGGTACAACGTCAACCGATACACCACCGATCGAACGGGTCACACCTGCTTGCGTGTCGACATCCAACGCATACCGCTGTGGGTGCGCACAGTTCTGGTATCCATCACACCAATGCGACCACAGCGCAGCAAGGCGCAATGAACCGCGGACAAGCTCTATTCCATCCCTGTAATTGAACAGACCTGCACCGATTCGTTTGTGGTAAACGACATACGGCAAGACCGGCAACCCGTCGTGCATGTATGGGTAGGATCCCACCAAGTCAGGTGCAAATTCGCTTGTTGCATCGTACCGGCTGCCTTTGTCGCTGATGGCATCGATGCGAAACACCGGGTTCTGTGGGTCGCTAATGTCGTACACATCAAACGCCCAACATTGTTTGCCGGTGTCAGGTTTTACACGGGAACGCAATTCCTCGATTGCAATTGGCTGGTCTGGCATTGCTGGGTCAGGTTTTGCAACAATCAGATCGGGAGAAATAGGTCTATAGGTTGCATGTGTTGCACCTCGCCACCACTCCCAATCCACACGGACAACAGCCTCATTGATTCCAAGCGTTAGCATTTCGGTCTGTTGCTGCAGAGGCCAAAGGCGCGGCGTTACAATTGGCGATAGGTCCGCTTCTGCATCATCGGTGCGCACCTTTGGTGATTCCTGGTATAGGTTAGCCAACTGCTGCACAATCATGCGCAACGGGTTGCGGCTCATGTCCGGGTGGAATTCAAGGTCTGCAGCAATTTCGCGAGCAAACAGTTTGCGCAGTTCATCACGCAGATCTTCGATGTGTGCACCTGTCAACAGCCTGTAGCGCAAAGCCTGTTCGCGCCATCGGTCTTTGTCCTCGTTCGATTCCGGCTGTATGTGGCTCGGTGCGCTGTACATCTAATACTTCCTTTTGACCCAGCCGCGTGCATGCATTTCCGCAACAGACAAAACCATTCGATCGCCTTCCATTACCCACACACTAACACCGGCCGGTGCCTTCGGTTCCTTTTTACCTTTTGCAAGCTTAACTATCAACACAGAGCCCGGCTCGATTGGTTTTTCTTCTTTGTTTGTTTTCTTTGCTGTTGGCATTTTGCCTCCTCAAATCACAATTAGCCTACCATTATCTGCACCGTGGTCTGCTTGTAGGTATACGTCCGCAATGTATGAAACTGCATCGTAGGGGTGTTTCAGGTCGTTGTTTTCTCCGCGCCAATGTCGCAGACTGTGGATCAATGCATCACAATCCTGATGTACAAAAAACCGCCCGTCAAGAGCTGCAGCGTTTAACATGCGCGCCCGTGCTTTAATACTTCCACGGCCCTTGTACGGCACACGAATCGAAAACGGGGCACGGCTGCTTTTTACGATGTCCGCAAAGGCACGTTCAAGCATATCGTTAACCGATAGTCCCAAACCCATGCGCCCGGCACTGTTGCTGTCGCCCCTGGCGTGTTCTATGTGCTGCAAGCTAACGCCCCACTTGGCGCACATCTGCGCAACTGCAAGTGCTTCTTCTTTTGGTGTGTTGCGTTCTTTGCTCACAACCTCACCCAACACAAACAAGCGATCACGGCTCATTGCTACCAGGTAACAAACGGACGAACCGGGCCGCTCTCCATGGTCCCAACCAAGCCCGACCGATTCTACCTTTTGCGGTGCGCTTTCATCATCAAAAACACAAGCTTCTGTAAAGCCTGGTATCCAACGTTCTGCGCTTACACCTTCCCACTTGGCCAAAACCCGCTGTTGATATTCCCAGGGACCATACGCAGCGATTTGCGCGGCTATGTCCTTTGGCGTTCGGTGTGGGCAATTTTCGGCAGACAAGACAATCCGCTGCACGTCCCAGCTTTCTCGGGGCTCCTCTCCCGTTTTCGGGTTGCCAGTTGTGGCATTGCGTAACCAATCAACCGGCCGCCCGATCGGCGTTAGTCCCATAAGGCACGGGCCACCCTTGACAGCAAGACGACTGCGAGCTTCGGAAAAGTGCGCCTGCTTTGGCACTTCATCAAAAATAAGCCAGTCAATTGTAGAACCTGACAATGCGATCAGCTCTTGCGTTCCACTCTTGCCCACAATCAACGCACCATTGCGCATCCGCACCATTTTGCTTCCCATGTAGGTGTACCCGCGCGCATCGTCATACTTGCACCGTGGGTCGAGCACATCAGGCGGCTGCAGGCCTCGCATCTTGCGCGATATGTTCGGCCATCCTGCACGCAGGTCTGCGCATACAATCCAACCGAGCGAACCCGCACCGGGCGATGCGCGGAACGGATGACGACCTAACGCAAGCCACCAAGCTTCTGCGCTCATTGCAACCGACTTGCCGATCTGATTGCCGCCTAACATCAGGCGCCGTGGATGCTGCGACATGTGCACCGCTTGTTGTGCAGGTGACATGCCACCATCACCGGCCTGTGCGTGTTCGTATGTGTACAACGGATCGTTGGCTATTTGGTCAGCAACACGCGCAACCAAAGACAGATCGAATTTCACTTCGCCTCGCTGGCGTTTTTCAAGTTAAGCGCAGCCAAGATTAAATCTTCTGGGAGCTGCGCAACGTGTTCTATCACCATGGCCCGCCCGTCTGCAGCAGTCGTGTCGACAATTTCCATTTGTGGCTCTGCTGTGGTTTCTACCTGCACGGCTGCCTGCCTTTGGTATTTGTGCCGCCGTTCCAGCATCCACGCGGCCGCCTGCCATGAACCGTCGTTTGCGGCGTCGTCAATAACCAACAAACACCTTGCAGCGTTGTCAGCCTCTGCAGCTTTTATTGCGTCTGAAAAGTCCGAAAAAACCTTGTCTGCAGTTGGGTCATTTGCCAGTTTCAACCAACGATAGAACGTATCTTTTCCAATTCCACCGTATTGCGCGGCTAATTCAACCGTCATACCAATCCGCAGACCCTCTGCGACGCGGGCAATTGTTTTGGCTGTGCATTTTGTTCTTCGGCCCATTTGTCGCCATGGTTAGCGGATACGTCGGAACCCCGACGATCCCAGGTTAACAGGTTCCCGCATTTCTCGCGCAGTTATTTGCTCTGGCGTGTATCTTTCCAGCTCTGACAAAAACGGCCGGTCAGGTGATGAATGATAAACGGCAATGGTCCACGGGTCAGCACGCAAAGCATCAACGAAAGCCTCCCAAGGCTGGTAGGCGCCGTTTGAGAGCCTGACCCCTGCCGGGCATGTGCAGGCGGCTGCATAGGTGTCACAATGCTGTTTTTGGCCGTTTTTATCGCTTCTATGGTGCGCAATCTCGACTTGACCAGAACCCGCGCAACGTTTGCACCCTTGCACCTTTGGTGCCTCGTGTTTGCTTGGAAAGCTGGCAATGGTGTTGCGTATGTTTGCAACGTTTGGTGCCCTGGTATGCTCTGCAAGCCACTTCTTGCACGCCTGTATCACAACCTTGTCGGGGTATTTCTGCAGGCTGTTGGCCCATGTCGGGTAGTTATCATCCAGCCATTTTTCGTGTTTACTGTAGTTGCTGGCGATGCGTTCAAGCATGCGCCGCACTGTCTCATTTGTTGCCATTGTTTCACCTGTTGTTTTGAAAATGTATCACATTGCCGTCTGCATCAAACTGGTTTGCATCCAAGTCGAGAATATCAAAGCCGCTGCCGGTGCTGTGGTCCGTTTCTGGCGTCCATTCTGCAGAATTGTTGATAAACTGACCAAGGTGTTTCTTTCTGCAAAACGTCGATAGATCGCAATCGTGATCTTGCCACCATCGGGCCGCACTTGCGGTCGTGAACCACTCGTAAGCGTGCAACACGTCTGCAGGCTGTGCATAGCTTAAAGCTTCGCGCAATGCTCTGTTGATTTCAGGCGTCAGCTTCAAAGCCCGTGCACCTTTCCTGCGTTGCTTTCTGCGCTCGTTTAACTCTTGCCACAAACTGCGCGTTGCTTCTGTTCCAATGTTTTTGCCACGTTTGGCGGTTTTCTTTGGCGTCTTTGGCTGTTGTTCTTCTGCGCTTATTTCAACATTACTATCTAATTGTAGTGTTGTGTAATTGTGTAAAGAAGCACGTGCGCGATCGGTGCACTTTTGGTCCGGATTTGGTCCGTTTTTGGTCCGTTTGTGGTCCGCACTTTGTTGTATGTCCTTGTTTTTGCTGGGTTTGAGTGGTCCGTTTTGTGTCGTCACTGGCGGTGCGGTTTTGGTCCGTTTTTGGTCCGCCCAATCTGCATTGGCTTTCTGTACAGCGTTCAACGTGTCTGCCGCTCTGCGTTTTGACCAGCCGGCCCATGCAGCCAACTGCCGTTGCGATAGTGGGGCGCCTCGTTGCGCTTTTAACCAGGCGTATGCAAATGCATCTAAAGCTGACGCGGGCCCGTCTGTTAGTCTGCGCTCATTGTCCACAGTTTCAATGATTGCAATTGGTATGGGCTCCCATTGTTTCATCCGTCACCTTCGAGCGTATAAATCCAAACCTTGATCTCTGGCGTTTGGTCTTTGTCTCCGTCTACCTTTTGCACGTGAACATCTACAAATTGCGCATCATTGTGCACAATGTATTTTGCTTTTTCGATGCCATCTTCAATTGATTTTAGCAGGTTACTGCAGTCCGGTTTTGCGGTGCGCCAAATGTAGCCGCTCGGATCTGCCTTTCGGTCCAGCTTTTGCGGCCGTGCAAACACACACAAAACCTCTAATTTCACCGGCTGTATTTTTGCCGTCAACGGTTTGGCGCGCACAGTAAACGCGGACGCAATCCAGCTTGCAACCGCATCTTCGAACAGTTTGGTTTTTTCTGGCGTATAAGTGCGCACCGTTCCGTTTTTTAATCTGACAGTTCGCGGCCGTTGTTTTGCCTGTGGTGCAATTGGCAACGTGTCGTGGAACTTCAAAACCCAATTAGCGCGCAGCATCTTGCACCCGCTCGCATGCTTGGGACGCAAGAAAGCGCAAGCTCTGCGCCTGTTCTTCTGTGCAACGCAATGCCCGCAACAGGTGTTCAAACTGTCCTGCAGTCGGCAACCATTCACCGCGCTCTAACCGTGAAAGACGGCCTTGCGACATCCCAACCACGTGCGACAAATCCGCGCAAACCTGCAGTTGCGTCAACCCGTTGTTTTTCCTTGTGTCAGCAACGGCCTTGCCAATTGCTGTGTAATCTGTTGACATGTTACCTCCTGGCTTGCATGCTTGACAAGCATATACCCAACCGGTATAAGATGCAAACAACAACAGGAGCAACAATGCCACCACAAAAGAAAACAGACCACGCAGATTTTGCGTCTGCAATTGCTGCAGCTCAGGCAGACATGACAAACGCAGTCAAAGACAGCAAAAACCCGCATTTCAAATCTAACTACGCAAGCCTGTCTGCAGTGCGTGACATTGTCGTGCCAGCGTTCAACAAGCACGGCATTGCAGTTTTGCAACCCGTAGACGGTGCAGACGGTTTTATGACCGGCCGCACCTTGCTGATGTGGAAAGACCAAACATTGGAAATGGGCAATTGCACGCTACCAATTGGCAACAGCCGCAACGCTGCACAGGCGGTCGGCTCTGCTGCAACCTACCTTGCGCGGTATCAGTTGCGCGGTGTCGGTTGCATTGCTGTCGAGGATGACGACGGCGAAAGCTACAAGGCACCACAGAAGCAACAGAGGCCACAAAGACCACAACAAGCAAAACCTGTGCTGCAAGGTCCACCGGCGCAAGATGGGCCAAATTGCCCAAAATGCAATTCCGTTTTGAAAGTGAACATTAACTACCGCGCATGGTTAAAAACGTTGTCACCTGACGAGCGCAAACAAGCCAAAGACAAACCGGCCTTGTGTTGCTCAAATTGGAAAAACTGCAATTTCCAAGAATGGACCACAGACGACGCGCAACAGGCTTTGCAGAAGCTTGCGACGTTTGACGATGGGTTGAACGAATGACGCAGATTCCGTTGCTGTCTGTGCCAGAACCCGCGCAGGCTGAAGGCATAGATCTGCGGTGTTGTTCTGTGGATGCCTTGCTTGACAATATGCCCGGTGTCCCGTCGCTTGTCATTGCTGACCCGCCTTGGCATTATGCGCAAGCACCGGGGCACAGTGCGAACCCGGAGAACCACTATAGCAGCATGGGTGATGCGGAGATCTGCCACGTATTGGATCGGGCTTATGATGTTGTTGAGGTTGGACGGCTTGCGCTGTGGTGTACCTGGCCGAAGTTGGGGCAATGGTTCGACGCGAAGCAGGCGGGCCGGTGGCGTTGGAAGTACGTCAGCGGGGGCGCGTGGACAAAGACCGGTGGAAGTGCAACCGGTTTTCATTGGCTGGGGTTCAGTGAGCCAATATGCGTCTACACAAAAACAAAGTCCGGATCGCCATTGTGCGCCAACTGGGGCCCATTGCAGAACGCACACACCAGCTACCGACAGAAGCACAGCCAGAAGCCGGTGGAGTGGATGTGCGAGTGGTTGGAGCGTTGGACGGAACCGGGAGATCTGGTTTTGGATTTGTTTGCAGGTATGGCGCCTGTAGCACGTGCATGCAACAGAACAGACAGAAAATACGTAGGCGCAGAAATTGACCCGGACAGGTACAGGCAGGCAGTGGATCGCCTTGCATTAGACAGGGGAGTCTAAACAAGGCGCGAGCCCGGTCAACCTGGGGAGGATTGGCCGGGCTCACTTGCTGCAGTGTGCAGAGTCTGCAGCCGCTTGCATTGTAACGGTTTTGGCCTTGTTGGACGTTTTATGCTTGACAGGCATATATCGGCAATGGTACAAGATCTGGGTGGAACACAAAGCCCACAACAACAACAGGACGACGACATGACCAACAAACACAACGCCAGCCGGAACGATTTTATTTTCCCCATTAATCAATGGTTCGATCTCTGCTCTTTGAGATCGGAGCAGTTGGATTCCTATGCTGTCGAAAAGTACAAACACGGTTTCAGCATGGAAACCAGGTGGGGTTTTCGTCACGGTTGCGAAGTTTTAGAAGCTAAAATCTCCGGACCCAACAACGCCTAACCACCCCTGGCCCCTCCGGGGGCCACAACAACAGGAAAAAACAGCATGAACGCAATTTTCAAATTCAAACGAGACACAACCTATGCAGGTGTAGAGGATGGCATTCCAGAAACGCATTTTGGGCGTGAGGGACACGTCACACGGGGCCAAATTGTACCCAACGATTCTGCAAGCTCTATGGGTTTAGTTCTTATCAAGAACAGTCGCGGCATTTTTTCTTTGCCTGCAAAAGATGTTGAGCGTGTCAAATGAACAACGAAACACAAGAAGCATTGCACGCCATGGTTTGGCTGTTTTTGGTAATATTGATGGTAGGTGCAGCATGAACTGGAAAAAACGAAACGCGCCCTATCCAAATCAAAGCCCCGGATCGGCATATTGTGACGAAATCGACCGACGCACAGAACGCACAGAACGGCAATTCATCGGATACGTTGACGAGATACCACCGGCACCCAAGCGGGAAAGCTGGCGAGACAAGGCACGGCGGGAAGGTATCCGTGCACATTCGTTCGACGACTACTGCGAGAAGCTTGACGCCAGGCGAGACAATGACCTAATGGCACAGGCAATGTATGAGGCCGAGCGAAAGCTGACAGATGCCCAATTGGCTGGCGTCGAAGAGCTGACAGACGTTGGCTGTACGATGTGCGGCCGCCGTGGACACCCTATAGAGTTTGTGGAACACAGACGCAGATGCGGTGACAGTCGAGGCGAGTGGTCGTGCGCTTCTGGTTTTGGGTGCCAAAAATGACACAAGAAGAAGCACACACTTTGCACGGGGTTTTGGCCGAACTATCAGAACGCGCATCCGTTTTGCCCGGTTGGCGTTTTGTTACTGGCATGGCGATCAACAGAAGCCCTGAAGATATATGGTTAGACGCAGCGCACACGCGCATTGTGCAGCTTACTGCTGACGGATACACGGTTTTGTGTCCTGATACCGGCTTGCAGTCGTTTGCAGGCGTTTTTGACCCAGTTGTAGACCTGTCTGATCCGGTCACGTTCGGGTTTTTGCTGGGCTTGTGCAGTCGCTTGGATGATTACGAATGTGATCAAATTTACACACAGCTTGATCTTGGCGATCTGGCATGCTCTGCAAATGTCATCTTGAACACGTTCGAGGATGCTTTGCCGTGGTAGTCACTTGCAGTTTGCATCTAATTTCGCGCACATAATCGCCTGGTTTTGCAGCGTTTTTAGTTGCTGTTCTGCTATCTTTTCGACGATTGATTCCAGCCGCTCAAGGCGTTCTGTGTTTTGCTTTACCATTATTTTGGTCGCATCTTCAGACGCCTGTTTGACTTCTACCTCGCGCAATCTGTCTTGCAGCTCGTCTGCGCTTTGTGCGGTTGCTTGCGTCGTGGCAAGAGCTGCACCAATGGCCAAAACGGCACTGACGCCAGGAACCCATAGATCTTTGATTTCCATTTCTACCGCCCGTTTGTTTTATTGTAGACAGCGGCAGCAATTCCGGCAACCGCTGCAACCGTTACAAGTGTCTCAATTCTGCCTATTGTCCGCTGTGCCTGTGGTGTCTGCCACCATTTGACGTTCTGTTGTTCTTCTAACTGCTTTCGATACCAATCGCGCTCCGTTTGCAAAATAGACACGTCCAGCGCATGTAGCTTTTCGGCCGTTTGTGCGTCTTTTTCAATCGCAAGCAAATGCGCAAAGCTGCTGGTAGGCTCCAAAATGCCAGAACACTTTGCACGGCCGTTTGCGTCAATTAGTGCAGCCGGTATTTCCTCACCTTGCGCAATCGCAATGCTTTCTGCACATTCATCGGGCGTCGGCTCTGGCACGGGTACACCAGCAGCAGCAACAGAAACAAGCCAAAAAAAACTGATCATTTGTTTCTGCGCCTTCTGTTTGCACGGTTGACTAACCTCTGCAGGCGGTTTTGTGATTTCAAATCGTCCACAATGGCCTCTGCTTCTGCTTTGCCTTGTTGTTCTATGGTTTCACGTGCCTTGCGCATTGCGGGCGATTCTGGAGGCCTTGCAGGCGTTTTTTGCTTGTATGGCTTTGCACCTATCGAACGCAGGCACCATGTGACGACAGCACCCAACACAACAAACAGCAATGCGGGTGCAAAATCGCTCATTTTTTCAAGGCGCCAAGAGCTGCCGGCAATGAATCACCAGCAATGTAAACAATAGCGATGGTTACCCATTCGGCCGGTTCAATTTTGCCGACATACAAAAAAGCACAGGACGAACTAAAAACGGCAAGCCGTCGCCATGAGATGCGCGTCTGACTGCAAAACAATTTGTTGAATCCATTTTTAATGACTGCCATTTTTCAAAAACTCCCAAACAATGATCGAACCGACGACCAAACCGATCGCCAGCAGTAGCAACACCCTGTCAGACTTTGCACTCATCTGCAAGCGCATCCCGTAACAGTTGCGGATCAAAACCAGGGCACAGCGTTTGGCCTAATTCCTTGTGCCCGTATACGTCACGCACAGACAAATTGAACTGCCGCAACAAATCGCCAACAATGGCAACCAATGCAACCCATTGCGAGCCTGGCACCGGTTGCCCGTTTTCAAAGCTGCCGACGACACAAACGCCCAAACTGTCCGAATTGTGGCCTTTGCAGTGCGCTCCTATCCTGTCCAGCTTGCGCCCTAAACGCACAAACCCGCCTGCCTGCACTACAAAATGATACCCAATTTCAAAAAAACCGCGTTCAATGTGCCATTCTTCTATTTTTTCCATCGATACAGCAGGTGATGCAGAATGATGCACAATGATTTTGCGGATTGCGCGCATCAGATCGACGTTCCACCACCGGGGACATAGTCCGGTGACGTGTTGTCATCGCTGAAGCTGACCCGATACCATACCTTCCACGTATCGTCGGTGTTGCTTGTTTGGCTTACTGGACTGTTTCGAAAGCATGGCGAGAAGAAGAGATATACAGGATCGGTGGAAATGAATTTTTCTGCGTTGTCGCCCATACCCGTGGCCTTCAGAACTTCGTTCACGTTGTTCAACAAGAGACCGACGCCTCGCCTCATCATGACGTTCGTGTCGGCGGAGTTGTCATCATCGAAAGCAGGCGTAAATATCGCATAGCACTTCTTCCCATCTGCATCGTTCACTTCACCATTGCCGGCCCCACTTCCGACGCGCATGTCCATTCCGGCCGCGTTGTTTCGATTGTACCCCTGAAGCCCGATCCATTGCTGATTGGACGTACCGGTCACGGTTGCCGTATCGCAAAGACCGATCGTGATTCCTGCCCGGTCTTGGTCACCTTGCTGGTTCCGTGCAATCAGAAACTCGATAGAGAAGATGTCGGCCCATGTCAGCCGGCGCCCGTCAACCTTCAGTTCACGATACCACCGATCGGCCAAGTGGCTGTTCTGGTTCCAGTGCTTTCCGTCTTTGTTGATGTCTTGGATGATGCGCATTCCGCTTGTGCTGGTCACGATGTCGCCAACCACGTTTGTACCTTCTCCGCCCATGTCACCGCTGGCCACTTTTGTGAAGGTTCCATCATTCACATCGACACTAATCCAACGGCTCACACCGTCCCTGACCAGTTCCGACAGGTTGCCGGTGGCAAGGTTGTTCTGTATCGGGCCCGG